ATATCTCTTCTATAGAAAGACACAAATGTGTCTCCATTCCCAAGATCTTGTTTAATATGCTCAAGAGCTTCATTAAAAGAACAATTATAAATCTTCATGACAAACTTAATAGATGATTCTGGTTTTGTTTGATTTCCATCTCCCCAATCTCTCCACAACACAGCACCATCACCCATTCTAATAAAAGTCATAGAAGGATTCTTTTCTTCTCTAAATAATGATATAAAAGATTTATGAAAGTTTATTCTTTCTCCAAGATAATAAGCATAAATGTCCTCATCGGCAACATATTTCATATCTTTTCTCTTCTTACGATCCCTTCATAATTATTAACAAACTCAATATATGAATGATCGTCTTCTAATACTCCTCGATTGATAAAAATCTTAACTATGGATATTAAGTCTTTTCTTCGTTCTATATCTTGGAACAGGAGGACGTCCCCAATGGACATCCCCCTTGCCAAGTCATATATATATTTTGGATATGGGTCCATTAGAATGCAAGATCGCCTGTTCCATCTTCATTGCTTTCAAAATCATCAATATCAGGAATACCTGTTTTTGCTGGTTCTGCTTTAAGCATTTGCACATTGGGAGCTGTAATTTCAGCAGCTTTCATATGCTTTTCAGGAATAAAGACGAGCCTTGATTGATCTTTTGGAATGCTTACAGATTCTGCGAAATTTGACAATCGCATTTCTGTTATCCAAATCAATTCTTTAGAACGAGAACTCTCAACCTGCTTACCAATAAAAAGAATTCTTACCGATTTCCCAACAAGAGCTTTTTTTAATTGCTGGATCACAAGATTTTCTGGTTCTCGACCAGTACCGTAAATAGCAACAAAGATCTCACGAATCCTTCGTGCGGTCCACTCAGTTGCTTTTTCTGTTGAGCAATATAATTGTGCTGTATGAGTTCTTGTATGCTCAAGATTTTCAAGAACAAGTTCGATATATTCTTTACCGTTCTGATTCGTTTTTTCTTCTACACTCATGATTATTACATCATGTACACCAGGCTCTATCCGAGCTTTATACATTTTTGAATCAATTGGTGTTGCAGATTTTAAATTCAGTGTAATTCCCATATAAAATTAAATTAAAGTTTTGAATGATATTCGTCAATCTTGGCTATGATAGCTAAATAATCATTCGGTTCTCTGAGTTCTAAACAACCTTCAGGTGATTTTGCCTCTCTTCCTGTACCATCTCTATTGGTTAGGAAATAATAATGCGGATTTCCTTCTGCATCTTCTTCTACATCGCTATGAAGAACATAGGTAAAATAACTAGGAATCTTAATATTTGTATCTAGGAGCTTTCCTGGAGTCTGTAAAGTAATAGTATTAAATCCGTTCTGGTCTTTATCTACCTGTGTATGTCCAATAATGATAACAGTTAGATCTTCTCTAAAGTCATCTTCCATATCAAGTAGCGCATTAAAGGTGTCCACAGCGAGTCTAGTCCACTTCTCATATCCTTTCTCACTTGCTTCACCCATTACTCTTTTACTAAAGAAATGGGTTATATCCTCAATAATAACCGTATTGAATTTCTTCCCTTTATTTACTTTCTCCAATGTTTCTCTTACTACAGAAAAATCAGTTGTTCTTACAACATTTACTCCATCCCTATATAGCGACCTAGAACCTGCAAATGGCAAGTCTTTGCTATTGGGTTTGATAATAAGTGTTGTCTCAGCGTTTAAACTATGTATTGCTCTGGATTTTCCGGTGCCAGGCGCACCCTCAACAAGAATCATTTTTCCCATAATATTCTTTTTTTTATACGTTTATGTGAGCATATAGCAGAATATCATGTTAGAATAATCTAAACCTAGTAACTAGCTCTCTAAGGTTGTATATGCGTTTATATCCCACGTCATGCTTTGCATTATGTGGTTGATGCATTAAAAAACATAGTATCCCATTATTGTTTAAGTCAGTATAATTATAAATATTATCATCGACAAAAACTTCAATACCTACAGATTTTGCTATCTCAGATTTTAATTGAGATCCCGTAATCATATGTACAGGTGCTGTAGGGAAACCATTATTTTTTAACCATTGTTCAACAGCTTTTTGTGAGCAGTATTCTCTTTTTGTGATATAACACATAGGTTCCACAAGTAAATCACTAGGATCTACTAATGGTTCTAATGATAGCCAAAAATCATCAGACAATGTAGCTATTTTTTCTTGAAATCCATTTCCCTGAACCCAATTGTTTTTATCTACAATATCTGGAAACTTCTTTTTAAATCCTTTTAAGAAATTTGCTAGTACTCCGTCTATGTCTAGACCTAGCTGTCTATGTTTGATAGCTTTATCTGGTCGATCATCTCCTTCTGGATAAGTATGAAAATAATGGTTAAGAAATGATGCATTAGCAAGAACGTGTTCCGAATGCAATAATCCTGATTCAGGATCTATATCCTCTCTTCGTTTAATCGCATTTAGATGCCTTTCTAGCGCACCTATAATTCTAGACCATTTAATTCCATTTTCCCAATTTCTATCGCCATATTTATTAGCTCCAAACGTAAGAACTCTTCCTAATCCATCTATAGTGGTATCAGGAATAAGGTCTAAACGCAATTTTTCTTGATCCTTTTTAACTCCTTCATTCATCGTAAGGGTAAACTAAATTTCCATGGGCAAAGTCTTGTTTCATACGAATCAATCCTTCGTTACCATATAATCTAGACTTAAGGAAGTGCCAAGCAATTAAATCTTTGGTTATATATTCCTTAAGTCCATACCGCTCAATTTGAAGCAATTCTGGGCGGTTAATTAAAATAATTGTATCACTAGCCATATAGACAGATTTACTAGAATGTATATCAGTCTTTTTTGGATAATGAAGCATAGGGTTTTTAATTCTATCTGGTTGTTCTATCTTATCATTCAGCTGTCCCAACATAATTACCATTGCGCCAAATTCTTTTTTTATACGCATAGCGAGTTTTGACATGCTGGTAACAAGCTCAACTTCTCCAGCTTCATCTAGATGATCTAATAGTAATGTATGATCTATAGTTACAATAAGTTCTATACCAGGATTATCCTGTTTAAACTTCTTAATTGTATTATATATCTGATCTCTGTTTCCAGAAGTCTCTACATAATAGATAATATCATTATCTACGTGCTTAGATGTTTCTTCGATCATAGAATAGTAGTCCTTTGTTAATTTCTTGTATGATGATACAAGTGTACTAAAACTTGTTTTAAGTTTACTACTATAGGTTCGAATAATTTCATCTTCAGCACTCATTTCAAATGAAAACGCTAATATCTTGAACTTCTTTGGATACTTGTGATTAAGTTCACTGGCAAAATCTTCTCTTAACATATTAAGAATAAAAGACTTGCCACTTCCAGATGGTCCTGCAATAAAAGTGATTTCTTTAAAATGCCAACATCCACCTAATGCTTCATTTACTTTTCCCCAGCGACAAGTAAGACCAGGGAACTCTGTTTCCATAGCTTCCCTGATCTTTATGTTCGCTCTTCGAATTGCTTCTCTTTGTGTAATAATCTCTAAAACATCCGAGTCTTTACTATAACTCATTACCTCCAAATAAATCTCCTTGAATTATATTTGGCCTTTCAGTTACTGTATTGTTTAGAACATTTTCACATTCTCCTGCCAATACGCTCACTCCATGTTGTTCAATGAAGTTCGGAGCTAGTTTGGTATATTCATATCCGTGCAAAGAACGCTGAAAGAGATATCGTTGAGTTGCCTCCATAATAACATCTTTTGTATACTGAGGATACTTTTTAACAAACTTGGATAATTTAGTTTTACAGCCCTGTTGGTCTGTTCTAACATAATATCCACCTGTTTTGACTCCGACAGGCCAAAGTTCAAACCACTGATCGTACCATTTAGATACAGATTCAATTTTTTGAAGTTCAAGAAAACTTTTTTCGTCTAGTCTTAAGTTATCAAATGCAAGACTTGATGTTGAGACAGATCTAATTAGCTTACGATCAAGAAGAGGTTCTATTCTAGTACGAGAAATAGGCCCAAATGCGCTAAAGTATTTGGTCATTTCTTCCTTGGTACCAGAATATAAAGCCATACATAACATGTATTGCTCTACATCTAGCTTCATTTGTAGAAGCTGCTCTATTGATACGTTGATGTTCACGACATTATTAATTCGTGTAATTCATAATCTTTCATTACAAGATCGTTGAACTTTATGAAAGTAGCAATACCATCTTCAAAACAAGATTTGACAGATAGTTCTCGCGACTGTTCCCATATTGATTGGATCTCATAAAACATTGAAAAAGTATTAATTCCAGAAGCATCTGAATAAAACATTTCAATAATTCTTCCAGCTTTAAAAACATCCTTTATTCCTTCGTCTAGTGGAATTGTCATTTGCACTGGTGGAGGAGTTACAATAGGAGCTTTAATAAATTTAGAAAAATCAGTCTCTTCGTTTATTTCTCTAATCTTTTCAGCATACTTTTCCAATTGATCTTTTCTGTTTTTATGTTTATTACCTTTTATAACACTCATCATAGTATTCCCTATAGATTCACTTTTAGGCTGTTCTTCTGATTCTTTTTGTTCTACTGGTTCAGTATATTCATTAGGAATATAATAAATTTCAGTTTTTGAATCATAACTCAACATTTGTCCATTAATTGAAGCCGAATATCCATAGACAGCTTCTTTTGCAGGGAATATTCCATATATAAATGTTTTATGGAATGGACCTACATTATCTGAACTAAAGTCTATTAAAGCCTCAAAAGCGTTCTTGTAATTTCCGGTTTTTATATTAGACAGATATTTCTCCTTAAAGAAAGATGCTGCTAGAATCATATCTCTTTGTCTGCAAGAGAACACATCTCCATTCGGCTTATGAGCATCTCCAGCAATAAAGAAAACGGGAAACTTACAATCAAGGCTTGTAATAATAGAACTATCAGGAAGGATAGGTTGTTTTGCAAAACTAAGACCATCTGTATCAGAGTACTGTTCTCTTGAAATGATGATCACACGATCGGTTAAACCATTCCTACCGTCTTTACAAAAGGTTAATAAATAATCTATAACAGAAGTACCAGAGGTATATTCTTTAGTTAACTGAACTTTTCCAGTTATTGGAGAATATATAGCAACACCATATCTCAATTTTTCAGTTTCATATTGTTGCAATGCTCTGATTATCCGACTATAATCGGTCTTTCCATACTTAATAAGTATAGCATATTTTGGAATATTCATCACATTGTTACAATTTGTTTGATAGATTGTAGTTCTACTGTGTTAAGATTATTGCCTGGAGCGTACTCAGCTAATTCTTTCGTAACTACATGCGGATCTTCTGGATTGAAATATTCGGTTCGATCCTTAATGTATTTTGATAAGTATGCTCCTTTATTTGGATATGTGAGTTTTATAATATCATGAATACTTGTTTTTGCTCCAAGTAGAATTCTAGATTTATGATTCTCGACATATGAAACAATACCCATACAAATGAGTACCCAATTTTTAATCTTAACAAAGTCCATGGTTGCAGAATGATTCCTTATTTCTATCGTATGATTACCCACTCCTTTAATATTAAATAAAGTAGGGACAAAGTTACACCACCAGTATCTGGGAGTTCCTCTATCATAACCACAATATCTTCCTAGGGGATGATTTACTTCCTTATTTATTTTAGGACCTAAATCTCTTCCTAGAGAGACTATTTTAACGATCGTTTTATAATACGAATTAATAAGTATATCATAAGGTACACCTCGTTTTTTTAGATTGATTTTTAGTTTTTTCATGGGCTGACAATGTTCACGAACCTTTCTAGATGGAGGCATCATAGAAAATAGTTCATCTTCAATATCTTCAAGAACCTTATATACAAGTACAACAAATTCTTTATTGAAAACAATATTTCCTAAATGAACATGGACAGAACAGGTATTATTGATTGCACACCTTCTAGATAATTCATAACATATCTTATATAGATGAGCAAACCCATTATCACCTTTTAATACACCCGTAGTGTATTCTCCGCCCGTATCTTTTTCACCTTTATCATTTCGAATAGATCCATCATATTGACAATCCATATTTAGATTCCTTCTTACGTATGTAGGAATAAACCCTTTATAGGTTTCGATCTCTACTCCAAATGTATAGTTCTTTCCTTCAGAGATTAAGTTAGTTGGAGAAATAGTTCCAAACTTCATACAATCCTGATAGGAATCTTTATTTACATGTGGATGAGAGAATCTTTCATATTTCCTACCTCCAATGCTTTTTTGCACAGCTTTATGACAAAAACATCCAGATTCAATATGTTCTATTGTATTAGGAATACTTTTAGCTTGCTGTTCTCCAATGAAATAAGACTGACCTTTTTCATTGTAGTACATTGCTAGTTCATTGGTAGAAACCATAGTAAATCCAAATCTATATACTTTACCTTCGGCTTCAGCATATAGTTCATTGGATCTAGCTGTACATACGTACTTTTTAGGCTCAATAGCGTCAGGTACTATGTTAGGATCATGTCTGCTGGCAATTAAGTTTTTTGCAAAACCTGAAACCTTGACGGCATATGTAGGGTTAATTTTATTTCCCTGATAATCCTTAACACCAGATCCTTTAAATGCCTCTTTTGT